GTTAGCTAAAAAAGGAGTATAATATGAAATTAATTTTAGCATTAGTAGCAAGTTTGGCATTAGTTGGCACAGCATACGCCGGCGGCGAAATGAAAGAAGTTTGCACACCAAAAGTGGACAAAGCAGGCAAGCCAGTAAATGATAAAAAGACTGGAAAGCAAGCTCAAGATTGTAAAAAAATCAAAGTACACAAGAAAGTAGAAGGCGAAAAAGTTCCAGAACCTGCCAAGAAGAAGTAATCAAAAACTTGACAGGTCTCCTTTAAGATAGTATAATTACTATTATTAACCGAGACCTGTTATTACGACTATGACTGATTATTACCAAACCCTAGGGATTAGCGAAGGTGCTAGTCCAGAAGAAATTAAGCGAGCATACCGAAGCTTGGCCAATAAACATCATCCCGACAAAGGTGGTGACCAAGCAATGTTCAAAAATATTAGTGTTGCAAACGACACATTAAGCGACCCACAGAAACGGGCTGAGTACGACCAACAACGGCGAGCCCCACAAGGTCAGCAATTTCATTTCCATACCGGAAATAATCCTTTTGGAGATATATTTGGGGGTGCTAGTCCGTTTGGAGATATATTTGGGCAAATGCACAGACAACAAGTTCGAAGAAATAGAGATTTGAACATACAATGTCAAATTACATTACTTGACAGTTATCTTGGCAAACAGTTGGAAGCGCAGTTTCAATTGCCCAGTGGTCGAACACAGACCGTAGTAATCAATGTTCCTGCTGGTATAAGCCATGGCGAAACTATTAGATACAACGGGTTGGGTGACGACAGTGTACAGGGTATACAGCGCGGAGATCTCAATGTAACTATTATTGTGATGAGCGATCCTAATTTTGAACGTCGCAACGATGACTTGTATACAGTTGTTGAACTTACTCCTATTGAGTCACTGATTGGTTGCAGAAAAAGCGTTAGAACTATCAGCGGCCAACATATCGATATCGATATTCGTCCAGGAGTTGATACTGGCGTTGAGTTTGCCAGTACCGGCCAAGGATTTAATAATGTACAACGCCGTACCAAAGGAAGATTTGTAGCGGTGGTTAAAATTAGATCTAAACCAGTTACAGATCCTGTATTAATAGAAAGATTGAGGCAACTAGATGTTGAAATTGCACAAAGAGGATGATCCAATTCTTAAACAACCAGCAGAGAACTGGGATTTTGAAAACCATGTCAATGCGGCTGTGGTAGAACGTGAAATGTTAGAACTAATGCGAGCTAATAATGCTATTGGTCTAGCAGGCAATCAAATTGGCTTGTTACGCAGAATATTTGTTATGCGCACTACAGACGGTCGTGAATTTGGATGTTTTAATCCGTGGATCATGTTTGGCGATAACGATAAGGCAGAAGGTGCGGAAGGTTGTTTGAGCTTTCCAAATCTCTGGCTTAAAGTTGCACGACACAATAAAATTACTGCCAGCTATCTTGACAATGCTGGTAAACCATGTATAATAGAACTTGAAGGCCTGGATGCTAGATGCTTCCAGCATGAATTAGACCATTTAAATGGTGTTACGTTTACTGAATATGTAAGCAATCTTAAATTACAAATGGCACGGAAAAAACAAAGGAAACTAAATGGTTGAACCAAGCGACAATCTACAAGCAGTATTTGAAAAGGCTATTGACACAGCTAAGAATCTTAATCACGAATATTTAACAATCGAACATCTTTTGTTTGCTATGCTGTGTGAAGAAGGATTTTCAAATGCTATTCAAGGATACGGAAGTGATCCGGAATATATTAAAAAGAATCTCGAGCATTACTTAAAAAATAAATGCGATGAAATTACTGCGGCTGGCCCAGTTGCCAAGCCCAAGAAAACACAAGTAGTTGAACGTGTACTTAACAAAGCATTTACACAAGTGTTATTCAACGGACGTCAACGCATCGAAAGTACAGACGTATTCCTTGCCATGATGAGCGAAAAACGCTCGTGGGCACACTTTTACATTCAACAAGCAGAAATTGACAAAGACAAATTTGCTGACTATATTAACAACAACTTAGAAGGCGGCGAAGAAGAAGAGATGGATCAAAGTGATGTACAAGGCAATAAAGCCCTTAAAGCCTTTACAACTAATCTTAACGAACTGGTCAAGAAAGGTAAGATTGATCCAGTAATTGGCCGCGTGGACGAATTAGAAAACATTGCGTTGAGCATGGGTCGACGCAGTAAAAACAACGTGATCCTTGTGGGCGATCCTGGTGTGGGTAAGACTGCTATTGCAGAAGGGCTTGCTTTTAACATTGTCAAGGGTGCAGTTCCAGACTTCTTAAAAGAATATCAAGTGTTCAATTTGGATATCAGTGCAATGTTAGCCGGTAGTAAATATCGCGGAGACTTTGAAGAACGTTTTAAATTAGTACTCAAGGGTTTAGCTAAAAAAGGCAAGACAATTTTGTTTATTGACGAAGCGCACATGATCAGTGGTGCCGGGTCAGCAAGCAACAGTGCTAACGATTTGAGCAACATGATGAAGCCAGCACTGAGCAAAGGCACTATTAAAGTTATTGCTTCAACTACATGGGAAGAATATCGCAAGCACTTTGAAAAGGATCGTGCGTTGATGCGCAGATTTCAACGCATCACTGTGGACGAGCCCACTGTGGAAGTCACAATGCAAATTCTCAAAGGTATTAAGAAATATTACGAAGAGCATCACAAAGTTAAAATTAAAGATGACGCTTTACAAGAAGCAATCAAGCTGAGTGTGAAATATCAAGCAGACAAAAAATTGCCGGACAAAGCCATTGACTTGATTGATGTAGCTTGCTCACGTTTTAATTTAAAAATGCCGGACAGCGAACGGGTGGTCAATTCCGAAGGCATACGTTTTGAACTTGCCAAGATGGTTCAAATTCCGGAAGAAGTTGTGGCTGAACAAGAAAGCGAAGGACTTGTTAATTTACAAGGACATCTTGCAAAAGAAGTGTACGGACAAGACACTGCACTACAAGAAATTGTTGATAAGATTATAGTTGCACAGGCAGGACTTAAATCAGAAAACAAACCTGTTGGATCATTTGTGTTCATGGGCCCGACTGGCACAGGTAAAACTGAAACAGCCAAGAGTCTGGCTAAACACCTAGGCACTAAGTTGTTGCGTTTTGACATGAGTGAGTATCAGGAAAAACACAGTATCAGCAAGCTAATTGGTAGCCCTCCAGGTTATGTTGGCTTTGAAGAAAATTCAGGATTGTTGATTACGCAGATTCAAGAAAGTCCCAATGCTGTATTGTTGTTTGATGAAATTGAAAAGTCACATCCGGATGTAGCCACAGTATTGCTACAAATAATGGATAATGGTTTTATTACTGGATCAAATGGTAAGCAAGCAGACTGTCGTCAACTTATTCTTATTTTGACAACAAACGCTGGTGCTCAAAGTGCTGAAAAGAATGCCATTGGTTTTGGCGCACAGGAAAAAGACTACAGCGATGTAGACTTGAAGAAGTTCTTAACACCAGAGTTCCGTAATCGTTTAGACGGTATTATTGCATTCAAGAAACTTGGCAAGCCAGTTATGGTCAAGATCGTTAACAAGTTCATTGACGAGATGCGTGATCAAGTCAAAGAAAAGGGTATCCGTATTAAAATCAATAACGAAGCAGTTGATTGGCTAATTGAAAAAGGCTTTGACAGCAAGATGGGTGCTCGTCCACTGCAACGTACTATTGATAAGGAAATCAAACGTGACCTTGCTAAGATGATGTTGTTTGGAGAACTTAAAAACGGCGGCTGGCTACATATCAGTGTTGAGGAAGGTAAAATCTTGCTTACTGCTAAAGTTAAAACTCCAAAACTACCATTAGTAGTAAGCGATGCTGAAACAGTTACTATAACACAGAATGAAGTATAAAGAGACCCGTAGTTTATTTTTAGGAAAATACCAGTACAAAATTGCACTGATATGTTCCAGTGCTACCTTGTTCAGGGGAGGCGATATTGACAATGCCATTATGGAGTTGGCAAAAATTGATGTCAAGTACCCTGAACATTTTTCCTATTGGGCCAGTCGAATCAAATCCACAGAAGATTTAGAATATGTGAGATCATTATGCAGTGATTTTAAAAAGATTACAGATTATGATTTGCGTGTGGAACAACCCATTATTAACATTTACACTAACGATATCAAGTCAGTTAAGTTATTTGAAAAGAAATATACCGATACTATTAAGTTTATTAGTAAGCCGTCTGCGAATGGTGTGTTAACTAGCGATACTATCATCATGAATAAGATGAACTTTGAATATCGTATTACCATGGGTGCGACCAAGCAGGAATACAGCAGTTTTGTCGAATGGGCTGAAAATAATGCTAAAATCAAGCTGACTAAGAGCTGTACACGAGATTTAAACCGTGGCAGAAGTTGGGGTGGTACGCACTTCTATGTCACAGGCGACAACAACTTACTCATGACTAAGATGCATTTAGGCGGTACTATAAGCAAAGTACAGCGTATTATACACCAGCCTGAAGTATAAAAGTCATTTTGTGTATTACGATAAATACTCTAACTGCACCAGTTAGGGTATTTTTTTGATAAACGGGCCAATATATGCGTATAAATGAACTCTGCGAAAGCATCGATTTAGAATTAGAGAAAAATGGTAACAAACACGGATTAGATTTCGATCTTAAGGATGACTTGTTATTCTATATGACTCACAACGATAGTGCATATCGCCGCCATACCTACCCAGCAATTATGGATTGCAGTGATATGCTAGAATCAGGTAAGCAGACCAATCCTGCATTATTTAAAAATGCTGTGGAACAAGCATATAACTCATACTGTAACGAATTTCAAATACGCGAACTTCCAGACGATATAGATCAGGAACTGTTAGACGAAGTATGTAAGCATATACACGAAGATGAGTGTGAAAAGATCAAAGACGGTCATTACAAGAGAAAATAAGTGTTACTTAGAGAATTATTCATCCGCGAAGATGCAAAGCCTAAAATCCCGCCTATGCTTGGGAGAGCATTTAACCACCCAGAACATTTTGTAATCTTCTACGGTGTGAGCGGTATACTAGAAGCATTACAACATTTTGACGAAATCAGTGCCGAACCTCACCAATTAAGATTTAAATGGGACGGCAATCCTCAAATTTATTGGGGCAGAGAAGTTTCTGGCGGTCCGTTAATATTGGCAGGACACAACGGTTGGGGCAAGGGCGGACGTAACACTGGTACAACAATGGACGACTTTACTAGTCCCGAAGCTGTTAAGAATTTTATTCTTAACAAAAGCGGTGAAGGTGCAAAAGGGCAAGAAATAACTCCCGAACGTCAACGCTTTGCAGAAGAATTTGCAAATTTGTATCCTACGTTTGATGCGGCTACTCCTAAAGACTTTGTGGGGTTTGTATATGCTGATGCAATCTTTATGCCTGCTACTAAACCCAAGATGGACAAAAGTGGTACATACAATATGCATCCTAACCCGCATAGTGCAACTGAATATCATGTTAGTAAAGACAGCGAACTGGGTAAACGTATAGCAGGTGCAAACCTTATGATAGCCGCGCATGGCACATTTGATACATTTGGTGCACCAGATGCTGAACAAAAACCCAAAGATGATTTTAGTGAGTTTAACGACACACCTAAATTGATTGTGTTAAACCCTATTTACAACGATACTGCTCCTAATATTGACAAATCAAAATCCAGCAGTCTTACTAGTGCAAATGCAGAACTAGGTGAAACACAAAGCTGGTTAGAAAAGAATAGTAATAAAATTGATACATTTGTTGGAAGCGTTTCACATACAGATAAGAATGGTATTTTTTATCCGTTCCTAAATCAAAAAAATGCAGGCGGAA